GTATGCTTTGGGTTGGAATGATTCAGCATTCTCATTACCAAGGCTAAGTTCTTTGTTTTATTATATATATTATATGCTAAAGTTTTTCTCATGCTGTGAGTACCAAACTTGGTAACACCTGATTTCACAGCAGCATCTTTCAGAAGAGAATAGGCTCTGACCCTGTCCAATGGATTTGATGGGTCTCTGAGTGAAAAGAATATCCAGTCCTCTGGTTCAAGTTCATAGAATTTAACATAGGATTCCAGTTCTGGACGAATTACGCTGTTGAGTTTAATCTGTTTCAGTTTACGGTTCTTGCGCTTGATTGTCTTACTCTCGAACAGGTCAAGATATTCTTTCAGCGTACCGTCACTTTCAAATAAATGCTTGACCTTTAGCCTGAGTATGTCCTTGATGCGAAGTGCAGTATTCAATCCAAACTTTAACAGCAACGGGTCACGCCTGTTACCCTTGCGCTCAAGGATACGAATCATGTTCGCAACCTGGTTCATATCTTTAACTGGTTGTACGGTCATATAATTTCTTCAATTCTTTTTTTTGCTTTGTTGAAAATTTCTGTATCTAATTCACTTCCAAAATAATTTGCTTTTAATTTTTTTACACAAACACCAAAAGTTCCACTACCCATAAAACCATCCCATACATCATCATTTTCAGAAACAATCCATTCAAGTATTGGCATCACTAAGTCTTCAGGTTTTCCCCATACACCCAATTCTTTACCTACGTTTCTTGGTACTTCAATTACGCTATTAAGCATTTTTCTATTTCTTGGTTTATATATCCTATCACCTAAATTTTTATCCCTACCAATACTTCCTTTGCCTTTTTTTTGTGGTGTTCTATCTATGTTATACTCACCTGTATAGGCTTCATTTTTTAACTTACCATAAATTAGAATATGTTCATGTGTATGTCTTGGCATTCTATGGCTTACCCATCTACCATCCTTAAAGTGCCATATCATTTCAAATTTAGGTACACCAAAAAGTTTATCTACATAATGTCGATTTTGAAAATTTGTAAAACATACATATGTTTCAGCCTTTGGTATATAATCTATATTTTTCCATTTATCAAAGGGTGGGTCAAAAAGACAAACATCAAAAATACCTCTGTTGTTTTTATAGCAAGTATTCTGTATCATTTATTCCTCTTTATTTTGCCGTAAGGGGCGAAACTTTGCGGAGTCCCAACCAAGGTAGGGTTAACGCCCCAAACGGCTTTCATGGAGTAAATTTGCTCGTTATTCAAACCTTCCTAAGCACCCTTATCAAATCGTGATTTAGTATAGGCACTCTTGTCACCTTTCTGTATCAGTCCCTGCTCCAAAAGGTCAGAAGCAGCCCGACCAAAAAATCCCTGTAATGTCCATGCCATTCCAGTATCAACCAGTATCTGCCATGCAACCAATACCTCTTCCTGAGATTCGGAAGATAACCAACCTTCTGCAATACCAACTGCATCGTACTGACCCATCTTTGCATACAGGTCAGATTCTCTTAGGTTATTATTTATATTAATACTCATTCTACTCTCCATGTTTATTTTAGTTCAAGTTCATTGTTTTCAGGATTAAAGAATCTAACAGTCGTATGTTCATGCTCCCAGTTACTACCACTTGGCGCAGTGATTTTATAACGACCATCATCCTGTTTTTTAACCCTGAAATCTTTCAGAGTCTGACCAAAGAATTTCATTGTATCTTTGCTAAAGAAATACGGTGCTGTTTCTTTGGTTAGTTCTTTTATTTCGTAAATTGTCATTTTACTCTCCATGTTTTATTCTGTTAATGTTATTGCTTTCTTATATAATTCGCCAACTATACCACATTGAATCAATCTCTGGCTATGTAAATAGTACGCCTGTTCTACACTTATTTCACCGTCTTGGTGATAGTCTTCAGGTGCGTGAATAGGTACAAGGATTGCTTCCAATTGATTGCTGTCTAAATCATTTATATCAATACCAACTTCTTTTAGCAATTTCTTCTCGTATTCTCCAACATATTTTATATAGTCTGTTGTCATTTTACTCTCCTGATGTTTTTAAAATATACTCTACGCATTTATCAGTTAATTTATTATACACATCTAACTCATCTTGCTTATAATTATATTCAGACGACTTGCGACCAAGTATTAAATCACAAACAGCACTTAGTTCGCCAGATATGTTTGGTACATTGTACTTAATATCATAACAAGATTCTTCACCTCTGTTGACCAGTGCCTTTTTACCAACAATATTGATATTGCCGTTATTACAATATTCGTACCAAAGGTATTGTAATGCCCTTATTATATTTCCTTTGTTGGTTTTAGCCCTTCCACGAACAGGAACAAACGTATCACAAAAGACATCAAATTCTTTTTGATATTTACCATTTCCATTCCAGTAAGATATTGTTTTACTCATTTTTAACTCCATGTTTAATGTTACTTAGTTTACAGTTGTTTACGTTAGTATGCAAGGATTATTTTAAGCAGTGCAAACGCCATGATTAAAATCATTGTGATAAGATATATAATATTTATATCTTCATCATAGTGACCTAATCCCCAGTTTTTAATTATGTTTTTCATTTTGTTCTCCATGTTATTTATCACAAATCAGGATGCCGTTCAGGTGGTCAATCTCATGCTGAATTACTCTGGCATTGAACCCTTCAAAAGATTCTTTCAGGGTCTCACCTTTGGCGTTCTGGTATCTGATTGTTATTTTATTATATCTCTTTACCTTGAATGCTTTTTTAGGCAATGAAAGACATCTTTCCACATCAGTTGTAAAACTAACCTTGCTCCAACTCTCACTGATTATCTTCGCATTGGCAAACAGTTTCCATTTACCATCAATCAGGGCGCAAAATACATTCTCCTTCATCCCGACCTGGACTCCTGCAAACCCGACTGCACCTTTGCGCTGATGGATAGTTCTCGTGAGCAATGTACTAAATGCTTTTGATATATCCCCAACAGCAACATCAACTGCTTTCTGATGTAGTTTGTTTGTGTTAGTTACTATTCTCATTTTAACTCCATGTTATTTTCAATTAGTAGCACCATGCTACAGAGCGCAGGGCAGGAATCGAACCTGCCCAGTACCATACTGCGCTTATTATATATATATATTATATATTCTCCTGTTCGTTATCATCATCGTTATCCCATTGTAGTTTGATTTTGTAGATATTTGCTATTTTATTAATTAAAGCTTTAACATAATACCTTTCATCTGAATTCATCTGTTCAATCATTCCTTCACCAAAAAAATAATCAATAGCATCAATTACCGTTTTGTTGTCTACTTTATTTAGCATTTTTAACTCCATGTTTGGTTAAGACGGGGAACAAGTCCCCGTTTCGAGTATTAAACTCTCGTCAGTTAACCTTCGTTATCCTTATTGCATTCTATGACTGTATCTATCAATTCCTTCATATCAGGTGATAATGGTGGTAGTTCTTCATCATCTATTGCATCAGGAAGATTGTCGATGTCATTGATGAATCGAAAATCCTTACTTGCGACCTGTGATTTAAAGTGTCTCAAATCACCTAATGATGAATGCCATATTGGAAGTTCTTTTGATTGCTTTTTTAGTTTATTATTTACAAACTTGATTGTATTGTATGAATAGAACTCTCCTGCAATTATTCCATATTCAGCACCATCACCAGAATCACTGATGAATACTATTGGTTTATTGAAAGCATCCTTAAATTTGCTTTCATCAAATCCATAGTATTGGCTGTTCTCGAATTCAAGAATAAAATTATCTAATTGACTAAGATAAATTTCATATTCATTTTTTGATTTGATATTAAGTATCATATTTAACTCCATGTTTTTGGTTAAGACTGGGACATCTCTGTCCCAGTTTCGTCCATTCAGGACTCATCAGTTAACCTTCGTATTTAGTGTCCAGTATATGGTCACAGGCTTTTGATGCTCTTGTACCTGCCCAGACTATCCAGTCAGTATTCTCTTCAAGTTTAGACTTCCATGATGAGATATAACTTGCGCTATTCTTTATCACAGAACTTCTGTCAATCCCTGCTATTGCACAGAGATAAGTTGAACCAAGTTCAGCGACCAGTTCTTCCTTGCTGTATTCATGGCTACCGAAGAAATTCAAACCAGTAACACCTTCTCTGGCTTCTCTGGTCTTATGTCCAGTCGAGTGAATTAATTCGTGAAAGAATGTAGAATAATATTCTTCATCAGATACAAATCTTTCAGGTTTGACCATGTGTACTTCATCAGATGATGGACGGTAAAAACATCTATCACTCTGGTCGTGAAATATCTCTGGTGGATTAGGATAATTAGCAATTATCTCATCACAGGCTTCAACAGGATTAAAATCCCTGACATCATCCTCGTCCTCGATGACTGGATAATACTTCTCTGGAAGCCCTTCGCATTGGTTCGCATTGAATACGTTGAACGAGAAGAGAGATGGTAACGGCTTATATCGACCAGTACCTCTGCATTTACCACAGGTATCACCAACACAACCAGATGCACTTCCCCAGTAACCGTCACAGTCCTCTTCTGGATGAAACTTCCAGTATACCACAGGAAATGACCGTTCACCCTTCCTGACCTGACCACCAAGTTTCTTAGCCTGACCGAAGGTAAGCCACCAAGGTGATTCATATCCTGCTGAAGATAGGATACCAAGGTTAGTTCCTCGGTATATTTTGTTGGTAGATACTGAACGAGGAGCATTGGCTCTTCCGCCCTTCCAAGGCTTCTGCCAAGGTACTACACCCTCATCAAGAAAACCGATAATTCTATCAGTCACTTTTTTACAGATATTGTCATATTGTTTTTTATTCATTTTATTTCTCCATGTTTTGTGCGGTTAATTCCGCCCCATATATTACACACATTACAACCGTTTACAATGACTTTTTTTATATATATTAATAAAATGTTATATCATATATATAGTAATAGATACCATCTCTCCTCGATAACAGCATCCAGATAACCATTTAATTATTCATATATATATAGAGAGAGCAATACCATCTATTATGCATTACTATATAGGGAATGAGGGATAAGTGTACTCAAATATGGCTCGCTCTTCTTTAATGGATGCTTGGGGTCTTGGGAGTTAATTGTATAACATTTTAAAGAATATGTTATGCTGTTTCTCCTCGGTGAGCAGGGCAATACCTCATTATATTGTCATTCTCAGTCACTCTGGCATGGAATCAGGAGCATTGACCGAGGATGTCCTGCGTGAATAAAAAAATAATGTCTCCTCGACAGACCACCCAGACTTTGGGGGGGTCGGGTCACCCTCGTGTTTATACCACATTGTTATATTTTAGGTAAAATAAACAGGTTGACAAATGTTACAGGAGTATTGTAAAATAGGGTATGTTAAAATTTATTATCGGCTTTATTATGGGTTTTATTGTTTGTTTTATATTTCTTGGTATTTCCCTTATGATAAAAGACGAAAAAAGAATAGAGAAACAAAAAGAAATAAATAAAAGAGGTTATTAAATGACATTAAACATAACATATATGGTTGAGGTATATGGTAATGACTCAACATTAAAGGCTGACGGCTACGATGATTGTGTTGTTGGCATAGATTGTAATGGTCGTTTGGTATATGATAAGAGAAAGATGCTTGATAAGTTGGAAAGGAACATGAGTTCTGAGGAAGCTATGGAATTTTTTGATTATAATATATCTGGTAGTTATATGGGTGATATGACACCATTATACATTTATATATTTGATAAAGACACAGAATTTTGCGAACATATTAACACAGAGTACCAACCAGAGGAGAAGGATACAAATGCTCCAGAGTCTTTGAATTGTGTTGATTGTGGTAAGGAATTAGACCCACCAGAGCCAGATTATGATGCTGAATTAAAGGAGAGTCCTTTGGCTGCTGGATTTTTACAAAAAGATTATAAAAGGAACAGATAATATGCTTGTTAAGTTATTAAAGACCAGTGAATTATGTGATGTTCTTGGTGTATCCAGACAATGTGTATATAAGTGGAGAAATCAAGAGAATCCATTGCCTACTGCTGTAAATAATACAGAGAGTGGTGGTAAGTTGATACGTTATAAATTAGAAGATGTAATGGAGTGGTTAAATAACAATGGAAAAGAAGAGAAAGCCCAAGTTTTACGCACAGAAGAGGACTAAGTCTGGTAGATATATTACGATAGCGGAAGCGAACACCAGGCAGGAGTTAATAGAGAATATTAAGTCAGATAGTAACACATACAATAAAAGAGAGAGGAATACAAATGGCAAAGAGGTACTTTGATACAGACATTTGGAAGAAAAAATGGTTTCGTAGTTTATCACCGAAATATAAGAGTGTATGGTGGTATATAATAAGTCAATGTGACCATGCAGGATTTTTTGAACCTGATATTGAAATAATGAGTATTTTTATAGGTGAAGAGTTAGATGAAAAGGAATTAATGAATATATTTGATGAAAGAATTGAGTATTTAAGGGATGATAAGTGGTTTATACCAAAATTCATACAATTTCAGTATAATGTTGCCACACCAGATGAATTAAATCTTAACAATAGGGTACATAAGTCCGTCTATGACAGGATAGAAAAATACGGTATAGAGTTTAGACCCATAGATGACCCTACCAAGGGTCATGTAAGGGTCATGCAAGGGGCATCCACAGAAAAAGAAGGGGCTAAAGATAAAGATAAAGATAAAGAATTAAAGAATGTATCTAATAAAATAAAAAGAAAGGTGTTCAAAGTTCCAACAGAGCAAGAAGTGGAAGAATACTGTAAAGAACGTAGTAATAATGTTAATGCAAAAAAGTTTATTGCTTTTTATGAATCAAAGGGTTGGATGGTTGGAAAGAATAAAATGAAGAGTTGGCAAGCTGCTGTGCGCTCATGGGAGCAAGCTGATAAAGAAAAAGAACAAGAAGCTCCTAAAACAAGAGCCTTTATACAAGATTCAGATAGAAATAGAAATGACTTCTAAATTTAAATTCAGACCACATAACGGAAAACAGATAGAGTTCCTTAAATCAAAAGCGAACTGGATATTCTACGGTGGCGCAAGAGGTGGGGGTAAATCATTGATGTTAGCATGGAAGGCTGCATTGATACCAAGAGCATATCATTATGAAAGATTAAGGCGTAAAATTGAACCTGATGAAGCACGCAAGCTAAAGGCTGAGGGGAAGGCGGTAAAAACGGTTGTTGATGCCGTATCTATTGATTTTCCCGATTACATTGGTATTCTTATGAGAAGAACCTTTCCCCAGCTTGAAAGAAACTTAAAACCTGAATGTGATAAACTTTATAAGTTATATAACGCTAAATGGCAGGAAAGAAATAAATGCTATGTGTTTCCTTCGGGTGCAAAGATTTATCTGGTACATTGCCAAGATAGAAGGGCATTGGATAACTACATCGGTGGTAACTACAATTTTATTGGTGTAGATGAAGCAAATCAATTTCCTGAAGATTGGATTGAAGAATTATCTACATCCGCAAGAACAGATAATGAACTATTACAACCGCAAATATGTTTAACATCGAATCCTGGTAACATTGGACACATATGGCTTAAAAGAAAATTCATCGATAGATGTCCACCCATACCAGCGGCTAAACCAATGTATAGCGAAGAATTTGATGTCTATTATCAAAGACAAAAATCAGGCGAACCCTTTGTAGACGAAGAAGGAATCAGTTATCATTTTATACCTGCTACGGTGTTTGATAATCCTACCCTCTTAAAAAATGACCCAAATTATGTAAGAAAACTTAAAAATTTAAACCCAGTCCTAAAAGCGATGTGGTTGGAAGGTAGGTGGGATGTATTTGCTGGAACATTTTTCGCAAACTGGAATCCAATGCACCATGTGATACCAAAAGCACATTTCCAATATGGTGTACATTTTAAAAAGAATACTCATACTCTTTACAGGTTTTACGACTATGGTACAAAAGCACCATTTGTTTGTTTATTTGCTGCGGTAGATAGAGACCAGAACATGATTATATTTGATGAAATAACAGAGACTGGACTTTCTGCTTCTAAGCAAGTGAAGCTGGTAAACGAATATACTTGGGAAAATTATAAATTAAAACCAAACGATTTTGATGATGACATAGCAGACCCAGCCTATTGGACAAAACATTCAGAGAAAGAAGGAGCATTGTATTCACCAGCAGATTTTTATAGTGATGATGGTATCTTTTTATCAAAAGGAAATAATGACCGTAAGGCTGGAGCAAAAATCGTGTATGAAGGACTTGAAGTTCCAGATGAAGGAGAGCCAAGAATTCGTTTTACAGAAAATTGTTTACAATGTATAGAAACTTTTCCTAATTTACCATCGGCAGAAAACGACCCCGAAGATATTGATACTAAATCTGATGACCATCATTATGATGCTCTTAGGTATGGTAGCTTAAAAGTTTTGCCAAGCCTTGCTATTTATCAAAAGAGAAAAAAAGGATGGCGTTATCGCATCGGACAAAACAATTCAACTGGTAGCACAAGCTGGAAAACTGCATAATGGCTAAAGATTCATATAGTAACGACACTTCATCTGGTTCACAATATGCAGCTGGAATATTATCCAAACAAGCGGATAAGGTTTTAAAGTGCTGGAAGTACAGTCGTGATTCATTTGAAAATGCAAGAAAAGAATCTGAAAAGGCTGTAAGATATTTAAATGGTGATACATTTACTTCTGACGAAAGAACAAACGCAAAAAAATATAAAAAACCGCTTCTTAAATATAATATAATTACACCCATAATAAGCACACTGGTGGGGAACGAGCAATTAAATCGTAAAACAGCAAAATTTAAACCAACCACCGTAGAATCGGTTGCGGCAAGCGATATATTACAAGGCAGATGGAATGCAATCATAGATGAACAAGACTTGGAAGATAAGTTACAAATAGCGTTTATTGATGCATTAACTACTAAACTTGGTGGTTGGATTCAACGTAGTTGGGAAGTAAACGAAGAAGGTTACCTTGATTTTAAATACGATGTATTAAATAATTTTAGAGTATATGTAGACCCTGAGACAAGAGCGAATGATTATGATTTAAAACATTGTCGATGGCTTGTAAAAGAAGGGTGGGAATCTCTTGATGTTTTAAGTGAAAAATATAGTATCGACCCGTATGATATGAAAGTAGAAAGGTCGAAGGCGTGGTATCAAACATTATCTGAAACAATACGAAGAATGACAGATAAGACGTATTCATCCAATCTTGAAAATTATGATAAAATTAATGACCGTTATAGAGTTCTTGAGATGCAGGAAAGAGTGACAATAAAAATGGTCAATGTATTTGATGGTAATGACTACATAATATTACCAAGAAATGAATATAGAAAATTAAGAAAAGAAAACCCAGCGTTAATGATGGTCAATGAATTTAATCAAGATAAGATTCATGTGACAACAATTATTCCTTATTTCAAGAATTTGATTGTAAAAGATGAAGACATGAAACAACCAACATCAAATTTTGATTGTTTTCCCGTATGGAGTTATAACTACAATGTTCAAATAAATGAACAAACATCACTTGTAGACCATTTATTAGATATTCAAGACGATGTTAATAAAGCAAAGTCACAAGTAAGAGATTATGTTACGCAAATATTATCTGGTGGTGTTTTTATTGATAAGCGTGAGAAAGAAACCATAAAAGCTCTCAGGGAGAAAGGCAATCAACCAAATATGGTTTATGAATTAAATAACCCTTCCATCGTACCTCAAAGACTTTCTCCTGGTTCTTTGCCACCAGATATAATGTTAAATGCGGAAAATAGTGTTGCATTTGCACAAAGAGTTTCTCTTGTATCTGAAGCAATGAAAGGGGAAACAGCCAGAAGTGGTGAGTCTGGTGTCTTGTTTGAACAAAAAGTTCAAAGGGCTGCGGCTGCAATCAATCCATATTTTAAAAATTTAAGTCGTTTAAGAAAGGTTCTTGCAAAAGACTTTGTAGATAATTTCAATCATGTCTATTCAGAGATGGATAGGGTTATAAGGGTAAAAGAAGAGGGTGTTTTTAATGAACTTATAATGAATCTTAATGTGGGTGTGCAAATGTTTAATGATGTTAGAAATCCATCTTTATATGTTGAGTTAGATGAAGGTGAAAGTAATATCACACAAAAAGAAGAGAATTTCAATCGAATGGTTGCACTTGCGAATCTCATTGGAACAATAAACCCACAGCTTGTTGATATTAGGACACTTGTAGAAAATGCACCTATTGTTGGTTCAGAAAAATTTGTTGAATATATTGACCAGACTATGCAAATGCAGTCCGAAGCTGCACAACGCCAATCTGAGTTAGACACGACAAAACAAACATTGGATAACATGAAGACCGAAAGAGGTATGGTTACCGATGAAGAAAAATTAAGATTAGAAGCTCAAAAACTTGGGCAAGACAGGGCAAAACAAGGAGCTGAGTAATGGCTGGAAAATATAAAATGATTCAAAAATCTTCACAAAAAATAAAAAAATATTCAAAGGTATATAAGAAAAAGAAAAAAGCTAAATTATTAAAAAAGAAATGAAGTATATGCCGCCAGTTAAACAAATGTTGACCGCCTGTGGTCTTTTTTTATTATTCATATTTATGGTTACTATTGTAAGTGGCTGTGATTCAGGTTGGTCAATCGTTGGCTGGGAAGTTAAGTGAGTGGTAAGCCAGAAACAGCTCGCAGTTATAGAGGGACTATTATTGATGATAATGCTGTCATTTCCCTTAATATTAAATGGTTGGGACAAATCCTCTTTCTTGCTGGTTGCATTGTATATGGGTATTGGAGGATTGAGTCTCGATTGGCAGACTTGGAAGATAAAGTTTCTTTTGCTGATGAACAAATTGGGGATTTACTTAGCAAACATATCGTGGAAGAAAGGGCTGAACGAGAAGAGTTGGCAGAAAAAGTAGCGTTTTATGAAAAAGAATTTAATATTAATCCATTGAGTTGGGGTAAAAAGAAAAAAAAGAAATGAGTGAACAGCAAGAAGCTACAATTAGAAACCAAGCTGTTCTTATGTTAATGAGAAGTTTAGGAAAGAAAACTGAAACAAAAAGAATTTTAAATAAATTTTTAAAATGTATTAAATTAGGATAGTATAAAATATGCCTTTTAATGATATTATAGATATACCTATTATTAAACCTGAAAAAGTTGTTGAAAACGAATATGAAGGTAGAATACCATATACAAAACAAGATGCTTTGAGAAATGTTTACAGAGCAAAGAGAAATAATATAATCAACAAAGGAAAAACAAATGGCAGAAAACCAAAATAGTGAAGTGCAGACAGACCCTGCTCTTACTAAAGAGCTTCAACAACTTGAAGATAAAATTCAACCGAAGACCGAAGAACAGGAATCACCAGAGCCTTCAGTAAATCTTATTGAAAAAGACGGTGAGCTGTATATAAGCAGCGAATCGGATGATGCGGCTACTGATGCAGACCCAGACCAGGGAGAATCTAATCAGGAAACTGTAGAATCAGATGAGTACAGCACCGATGGGAATGAACCATCACCGTTCCATGACAAATCAAAAGAAGACCTCGTTAATCTGGTCGTTGACGCCCAAAAAATGATTGGGCAACAATCAAACGAAATTGGCGAACTTCGTAAGTTAACATCCAAAGACGAAGATTTGTCTGAGGGTGAACTTTTGGAACGGCTTTCTGCTGACGATGTTCAGGAAGCGATTTCTACGGAAAAAGCTAAATTGGATGAAATTGACCCTTATGATGTTGATGCTGTTGGAAAACAGCGTGAACTTATTAGGGAAATGGAAAACGACCTGATTAATAAACGTACGCAGGAACATCTCGAATCACGACTGAATGGTCGTGACAATGAAGCGTTTGTCTCTAAAATGAAACAACGCTTTAACGATGATGGGATAGAAATATCCAATGATGAGTTCACTGCTGTCAGTGAGCGTGCGAAGGGATACACTGAAAATGGGCTGTTAACCGAGAATGCATACCACAAAGCGATGATAGATGAATTTGGGGTAAGCAAGGTAGCTAAACACTATCAAATGTCAGGAGAGCGTAAAGCCAGACAAGACATTCAAAATGCTTCAGCCAAGCAGGTTGAAAAGGTCGATGTTCGTGGTACGGGCAAAAACGCTAAATTGGTTCGGGTCGCTGATATGAGCCAAAAAGAACTCCGTAATACTCTCGATAATCTTTCAGTGGATGAACTTCAAAAGCTCTATGGACGGCTTAATAGTTAACTGAAAACACAGGAGATTAACAAATGGAATCCTCACAATCATGGATTGCAAATGTTGAAATTCTAAACTCTCTGCTCCGCAAAGAAAGTTGGTATAATACTTTCTGGGCAAAGTTCTCAGGTAATGTGGACATCTCGCAGGATGACAACGGTAACCCCGTATATACTCCTTCTGGGAATCCCATTGAGGTTCTGAACGACTATGTCGCTCAGGGTCGTGATAATATGCTCATTCCTTTCCTAAGTGACTTATCTGGTTCACCAGTATATGGTGATACCACGCTAAAAGGCACTGGTGAAGACCAAGCTATGAAGTGGCTGCGTGCGTACTGTAATCAGTATCGTAAAGCTGTTATGAAAAAGTCTGGTTCTATGAGTGAACAACGCCAGAAAGTGTTTAAGCTAATGGATGAAGCAAGACCACAACTTGCAAGATGGTTTACTAAATGGGAAAACCAGGCTGTATTTCAAACCTTCTATGAAGGTGTATCGCCTAACCTTTCTATTGGTACAACATCTGACGGTCTTGGACTTGCTCGTAGATACCACCCGAATTGGTACATGAATGACGGTGCTGTATTACTACCTGTAGGTACGGAAAAACAAACGAAGACCAATGCTGAACTTGATGAAGATATTGGTATGACTGATGCCGCTAATGCGAATTGTGATACGGCAATGACCGCTGATATTTTACGAGAACTGCGTGTTAAATGTATGTCTCTTAAAATCCCTCAAATGGAAACTGTTGATGGTCATAAATTCTGGTGTATTGTAATGCATCCAGCTCAACTTGCTTCATTACAGTCTGATAGTGACTACGAAACTGCACAAAGACACGCCTTTATGGGTTCTGGTGCTGTTAAAATGCCTGAACTTCATGGAATGGCTGGTTATTATGCTGGTTTCTGTATTTTTGAAGATATTGTTGGTATTCGTGAATGGGATGAAGCTGGTTACTTTTTTGGTTCAACCGTTTCTGCTCGTTTTGACGATTCAGCCGTAACATTGGCTTCTGGTACTGCAAGAGTTCGTAATGCAGTTGTATTTGGTAAAAATGCAATTGGTAAAGCTGTCGCTGAAGACCTTCACTTCACTTCTGAAGTGGATGACCATGCGAACACTATCGAACTTGGTGGTGCTGTAATCAATGGCTACAATCGTGCAGACTTTTTTGCTGAAGCTGATGCGCTTGAGTCAAGTGATGATGCGTTCTATAAGAGCCAATCTGCTGCTCACGATGCTGCTTCATTGTCTTGTGTTAATCAAAGTTCGCTTATTTTAGCGACTCGTGATTAATAGGAGATAAGTAATGGCAAAATCAAGTATAGCGAATTGGCGAGCTTCAGGTGGTGCATTAGATATATCCGCTACTCATAGTGGAGATGGTACAGTTCCAGAGTGTGTTGCTCAGGATGGAAAAATTATTTGTGATTTTACAGCTCTTGGTAGCGGTGAAACTGTTACAATTAATACTCCATTCAAGTTTACTGTTTATGATGTTGTTCTTGTTGTTGGAAATGGCGAAAATGTCACTTCTAAAACATTAACTGTCAAAAATAGTAGCACAGCTCTGTCGAGTGCAATGTCAATGGCAACTGACAAAGCAAGGGTGGCAACAGCTACTCTTGACGAAGACCAAGCGGTCTTTGAAGTTGGTGACAATGACCTTACTCTCGTATCATCTGCTCATGGTGATGGCGGTGGAACAGTCTACATTTATTATCGATAATCTTAAATTGGGGAGGTAATAGCCCCATATAAGGATTGACTTAAATAGCGATGTTTAAGTATGTTAAGGGGGCTTTTTTAGCCCCCTTAATAATTTAACGGAGTGTTCACGGTCTACCAGACCTTTAAACTCGACTCAAGGAGTGATAAATGGCAAATATAAATAAATCCAACCAACTGCATAATTATTCTGTTCAAGAAAATTTATCACCAAGTTTTATGGTGGAATATGAAATTAGTAATGCTGTCGTATCAAATGGTGGTGCTTTTACTACAAGTACCTATGGAACACCAAGAGGTGTTGTTGTGGGGGCTGAAATTGGTGGTAGTGGAAACCTTACAATAACATTTGCAGATGATTCTACTGTAACTTTAGCAAATGCTGAGGCAAAAGCCGTGTTTTTAAAAGGCGTTATTCTTCCATTAGCTATTAAATCCTGGGCTTTTAGTGGTTCAGAAACTGCCTTTGCTTTAATGGCAATGTATTAAGGAGTAGATTATGAAATTTATAAGTTCAGCTCATTTAACTGGTGGTGGTACAATATCTGGTGATGTTACTATTGCAGGAGATTTAACTGTAAACGGTGGTGGAGGATTTTCATATTCGGAAGTATTAACTGGAGATATGAAGATTACCAATGCCGCCACAACTATTGGTCTTGAAATAGAACAAAATGGTGTAGCAATTGCATTATTTGTAAATCAAGATGCAAACCAAGAAGCATTAAAAATAGACCATTCTGGCACTGATAATAGGGCTATGCAAATAGATGCAAGTGCTCTTACAACTGGCGATGGGTTAATGGTTTATTCCAATGCAAGTAATACAAGCACAAGAAAATTACTTCATATTATAAATGATAACGCTTCTGCAACTGGTGCTACAGGATTATACGTAAGACAAGATAGTACCGAAAGTGCATTAACAGCTTTAGGTGCGGCTGGTAGTGGTTCAGCTTCTGGAGCAGTAATTAAACTGCAAACTGCTGATACTGACATTGTAGATGGTGATTATTTAGGTAGAATAGAATTTTCAGCACCATTAGAATCAAGTGGTTCTGATGCAATATTAGCTGGTGCGGCAATATGGGCAGAAGCAGATGATACCTTTGCGGCTGATAATAACAGTACAGAACTGGTCTTTGGTACGAATACTTCAGCGGCTTACACTGAAAGAATGAGAATTGCATCTGATGGAAAAATTGGTATCGGTGGAGTTCCTACAACAGCATCATTAGATATAATAAGAGCAAATGATTCTCAACCTCACCTTTCATTACAGCAATCAGAAGGTACTGGCGTTACTTACAACATATTGAGTGATGATGCTGGTGCTTTTTCAATTAGAGAAGGTGCTGATACAAGATTTAAAATAGATACAAGTGGCACAGTCATTCTCACTAAAACAACTAACGAAACTGCATTAAAAATAGACAATACTGGTACAGGAGCTTCTATAGCAATAGCTGGAGATGATAATGTTTATATATCAATGGATACCACTCAAACTAATGGAGATGAATGGAAATTGTTTAATGCAGTTAGTGGTACAACTTCTTGCTTTCAATTAAAAAACGAAGATACAGACGAATATGCAATTATAGCAACAGAGACTGGTAATATTGGCATTAAAGCTCAACCTGTGTCAGTTCATACAGATTACAGTGCATTACAAGTCGGTGGTCAAGGTCTTATAATGTCAAATAAGGCTTCTGGAACAGATAAGTCTGTATATATTTCCAACAATGCTTTTCCTCATAGTGATGGTGCTGGTTGGGATAGTATAGTAGCAGATGAAGCAATGTTATATGAACAGCATGGTGGTAAACATTATTTCTACATAGCAGCCGCTACCTCTTCTGCTGGTGACGCACTCACAGGTGGGAATACTTTAAATGCAAAATTTGTAATAGATGTCAACTCCAGAATCTCGCTTAGTAATAATGATAGTGGAACTGGAGGAGAAGATTCAACATCTGGTAACACAATATTTGGATACTTAGCAGGAGCGGCAGTAGATAGTGATGTGAAAAATAACACCTTGTTTGGACATAGGGCTGGAAACGCAATTAACGCTGGTGATTGGAATGTTATGGTGGGTGAAGGAGCAGGAAAAGCAGTTACAGATGGGCATGAAAATGTATTCGTAGGTCAGAACGCTGGAGCTACGACTACGAGCGTTGGATTTGCGGTTGGAATAGGTCAAGCGGCAATGGGGGGAGCAAATGTAACTTCTGTGGCTGATGGTTCAGTAGCAATTGGAGCATCTTCTTTAGCGGGATTGACTTCTGGTTCTGGCAACACTGCTGTAGGTTATGAATCATTAAAAACTATTTCAACTGGTACTTCTTGTACGGCTGTTGGATATGAGGCTGGTGAATTAATTACTGGTAGTTTAAATACAGTAATAGGCTATCAAGCGGCAGACTTACTTGCATCTGGAACTTCAAATACTATAGTAGGTGCAAGAGCATTTGGTGCGGCTGATGGTTCAGAAACAAATAGCACTATCATTGGAGCAGATGCTGGCAGTGCTATTAATCACGATAGTACAGATGGTAATGTTATTATTGGTAATGATGCTGGAACTGGTGGAGCGGCAGCATTAATAAGTTGTGTTGCCATAGGCTATAATGCTATGAATAGCACAGGTGGAAATGCCCAAACAGGAACTATTGCGATAGGGAAAGATGCTCTGACTGAATTGACTTCTGGTGAAAGAAACTTGGCTATAGGTTATCAATCATTATATCAAGCTGATGCTTGTCATGATTCGATTGCAATAGGTTATCAAGCATTAGGTGGGACTGATACTGGAACTAATGTTAAAAATATTGCTATTGGGAATTATGCTTTGGATGCCAACATGGTTCATAATACGAATAATATTGCTATTGGTCACAATTCCTTAACAAACCTTATTGGAAGTGGAGCTATATATAATACCTTTATAGGAACTGATTCAGGTCTTAGCTTAACAAACGCTGATTATAATACTGGAGTTGGAACTGGTGTTTTTGGAAAAGCGTCTGGAAATGCAGTTACTGGAGAGGGGAATAGTGCTTTGGGAGCATTAGCTGGATACAATTTAGAAGGTGTAGCTCATTCAAATACACTTATCGGCTATGGGGCTGGAAATGCCTCAAACGCTATTACAACTGGAATTTCTAATGTATGTATAGGAGATGGAGCAAGTACAAGTTCAGCTACAGCAGATAATCAGATTTCTATAGGAACTGGAGCACAGGGAGTAGGAGATAATACTGCCATTATTGGAAACAGCTCAACAACTGATGTTTATATGGGAGATAATGGTACTGCTTGGTCGCAGACCTCTGATGGAAGATTAAAAGAAAATGTTAAAGAGTGGAATAAAGGACTTGATGAAATAAATAGTCTCAGAGTAGTCGAATTTAATTTTAAAAAAGACAATCCATTTAATTACAATTCAGAAAAGAAAAGACAAGGTATTATTGCTCAAGAAGCTAAAGAAATATTGCCAGAAATGATAAAAGATGATAGTAAGTGGTTATCTGCTAATACAGAACCGATGTTATGGGCATTAGTAAAAGCAGTACAAGAGTTATCTGCAAAAGTAACAGAATTAGAAAAGAAATAATTAACAAACAAGGAGTCGAAAATGGCTAAAAAAGAAAAAGAAAAGCCAGTCTTGAATCTCGATGGTAAAGAATATGTAATCGAGGATATGACTGATGAGCAGAAAGTAATGGTACAACATATTAATGATTTACAAAATAAGCAAAACACTAATGCTTTTATATCTGACCAATTACAGGTTGGTAAAGAAGCGTTTATTAATATGCTTCGCAAATCATTGGAAGAAAAACCTGAAGAGGTTGAAGTAGTAGAATGATTGTAAGAAGGTGTAGTCAGGGTCATCGAGTAAGACTCCATAGAAACACAACACCAGGTGCAAAGCGCATAAAAACTTATCCTGATGGTTCTACTGAGACCTTGACTTACCCTTCGTCTTATGATTATTTCGTAGATGTTGATGGTTCAATAAAAAAGAAAACAAATAGTTTTAAAGTTGCTGAAGAATTTTATGTATCAGAATGTGCAAAAAAACATGGTGATGGGCATGGTAGATTGATTATTGGAACGCATAATCTTGTAAATGGGGTGGCAACAACACAAGAAGAATACCCAACAGACTCTAATACAAAGAATGAGATAAAAGATTTCTATGATAAGCGTGGTATTATTTATAATAATAGTGAAACAAAAGATGAATTATTATCAAGAATAAGTATTAATAACGAAGCTGGTAAAACAAAACATATTAGATTATGAAAAATCCTTTAGCAACTTTAGTATCTTGGCAATTAAGAACAGGACAATTAGACGGTTGGACTGCTTATCATTTAGCGGCAGGAGCTTTCTTATGTAAAATATTTCAATGGTTGCATTGGAGTGATTTTTGGTGTGTGATGGGAGTATTCATTATTGGTGTTCTTTGGGAAGTATTTGAATGGTTTGTTGAGGGAGATGAGGAAACCTATGGCTCAAAAAAAAGATGGGCGTATAACACGGTTTCTGATTTAATAGTAGAAACGGCAATTGCATGGTGGATGGTGATTTAAATGGATTTTATGGCGGTTTATGGCGAAGCTGGCATGATAGGTGTTGTTGGGGCAATGTTTGTTTATTTAGTAATTTCTTTGTCAAACAAATCTGCAAAACAACAAGAAACTCTTGAAAATTTAAAGGTAGAAAATAAAGGTCAAAGTGAAACTTTAGAGAATATGGAAGGAATGATTATAAAATTAATTGGAAGATGGAATCAATCTGATGATAAATTAGATAGAAAGTTTGATAATATTACTAAAGAAATCAACGACTTAGATAATCAAGTATCGGAATTAAAAGGCTCTATGAGTCGTATAAATGGAAGGCATTGATATGGATACATTAAAAATAGCCGCAATAAGTTTTAGTAATTATTTTATAGGTTTAACTGAAATTCACGAAGCTATGCAAATAGTTGTTGCATTGCTTTCTATCGTATTACTTGTAATGAATATAAAAAAAGGAAAATAAAATGGCATTAGATATTAAATCAATGTTGGTAAAACTTGCCGAAGAGCAAGCTGAAAAAATGCAGGAAGAAGCAATGAATCATTTAGGTTCAGATGAAATGGCTGAGAAAATTGCAACTGCAATTAATAAGCGGATTGACATACCATTTGTTTCTGAAGATAAAGAGCAAATATTCTTTGAGAAAGTTGTTGATGTTATTACAGATGTTTTAGAAGGTGTATTCAAAAAGTAATTATGAATCACAAACAAATATACAAACTAATTGATGATGTTTTATGGAAAATGGGTATGCACTCTGACGATGCAGTTGAACTCGTATTCCTTACAGGTCTTGTTGAGTCTGGTTATAAATATATATCACAAATAGGTTCTGGAATTGCAAGGAGTTTTTGGCAAGTAGAATCAGCCACAGCAAAAGATTGTATTGATAATTATCTTGTTTATAGAGATAAAACATTTGATAAATGTGCAAGTGCAATGCAACGTAAAACAGATACAATTTTAGATATGAGCCAGGAAGAGTTACAAGAATTGTTATGGCATGATATGTCTGCTGGTGTTGTATTTTGTCGCTTAAAATATAGAAGAGACCCGAATCCGATTCCAAAAGATATTGATGGTCTTGCAAAATATTGGAAGCGTGTATATAATACAGAACTTGGCGCAGGTACATTAGAACATTTTCATTCAATGGCAGCCAAAAGGAAAGATAAATGAAAGTAGGATTATTAGATTTAGAGACCGTACCACACGCACCTACATCTAAGTTTTTAACTAAAGAAGAAATGCAGAAAATAGACTCTGAATGGATATGGAATCGTCAAAGTTTTATTTTTAAACATAATATTCCATTGATGGTAGAAAGAAAAATGGCAGATGTTCTTGTTAAAAAATATGAATCTGTAAAATACCACGATAAAAAAGAAGACCTTAGTAAAATGGCTTATAATGATTTAAAGAAATTGGCTAAGGCTAAGGGAATGTCACATAAAGATACATTTGTAAAAAAAGAATTATTAATACAAGCAATTGAAAAATTAGATGGCTAATAAAACATTGACATATTACAATGTTGTGCAAGAAATACTTGAAAGAGTAAATGATGCAGATGGTGATATTTATCTTAATCGTGCTAAGGAATTGGTATTTGAAGGCATATCTTCTCTTGCTTTAGCAGATGGTGTATCTTTAGATGATATAAGAGGAATATTGCAATCTGAGACTGTTGATGTATCTACTCTTTCCAGTCCTTATCGAATTAGAGTAAAGGGCAGTGGAAGAGAATTGAGTCATAATCCATCTAAAATAATCAGCATTACAGATTCTGGGGTAACTGAACATCGTTATATAGAATTATCTTTAACAGAGGTTAATCGTTTAAATGACCCAGACTATCGACCATTTAATGATGAAATTTTTTATTACAACAGAGGGGATTATATTTATTTCTACCCTGATGAAGAAATGAATGCACAGAAAATACTTATCACTTACATTACAGAACCAGAAAGTTATGATTATGGTGTGGAGAATGGTGAAGGTTCTACGTCTTTGCAAGAACAATTTTCTTTAAATTTTTTATACAAGACTATTGATTATGGTGTTGGTAGAATTAGAGAACAACAAAGCGGAGAATAAATGGTTTATAGGGATATACAACGAGAAATTGGTAAAAGGCTTGGAGACCCAGACTTAAAAAGATTTCGTGGGCTTATAAGTCAATGTTTTGTTGATAGTATGTGCAGTGTCCTTGCTAAAGAAGAGGGTTATAATTTAGTTGAGATACCTGATTTGATACAGGAAGTTGAACATACACTCGAATTGGAAAACTCACAATATACTGTTTCATTACCATCTTTAGCGTCTTCTGGTAGTGTTATAAGACTTTTAGATGTATTTCAAAGACCAGATACAAACTTTACTTCTGCGTTAACTTTAAAAGAAATACCAAAAGAAGAATACAAACGTATGGCTCTTGAAGTTGCTTTTAGACCGACATCTGAAGAGGTGTTTTATTTTAGGCGTGGTAATAATATTTATTTTGTTTCTGGTCAAATAGCGGATGATTCTGTTGGTATCGCTGTTACTTTTCAGTTTATTGAAAATCCAGACCCAAGTGTTTGGGATAATAATATTGATTTAATATCACATTTAAATTATTCAAGAAATTTTATTTACAGAATTATATCTGAAACAGTACAAAACATTTCAAATCTTCCAGCATTTACAGGTCAACCAGCACAAGAAGGGGCGTATAGCTAATGGGTGTTAATAATTCGTTATTTCCAGAAAATCCATCAGCATCTGGTGGTGTTACTATAGATGACGCTGTTTTAACCAGTAAAATAAAAGAAGGTTCAGCGACTCAAACTAATCCGTTATTATTTTATGATGTTTACCAGGATATAGCACTTGAACTTCCTGAACAACCAAATATATCAATAGTAAAAGCTGAAGTCAATAAAGTAATAAGAAGAGTGAATCACGAAATAGGATTATGGAGACAAATTGTTACTGTATCTCCTTCTACATTTACAACGACAATTGACGGTATGACATCTACTGTTATAGAATTAGAAACAACAGATGAAATAGAAGATTATGGTCGTTTTAGATTTGGCTGGGATTGGGTTGCTGACGAAAAAAGATTACGATTGGATGATAATGTTGTTGAGGTTGAAGAAGTTTATTTAGAGGATGAAGAATGGACACAAGTTACTTATGAAAAAGTAAAAGACAGTAATAATGCTACTGAAAAATATTGGTCACAAGTTGGTCGTTTTATTTATTTTCCAAAAGACTTATCTACATCATCAGAAATACTTAAGTTAAGATGTAAAAAATCGTATTCTTTTCTTGATAATGTTGTAGATAAGAAAGCGATAATAGATTTACCAGAAAGTTATAGGCAGTTATTAATCTCTGGAGTTTTATATGCTTTAACATCAAGACCAAAGTATAAAGACCCAGATATTTTTTCGGTAAATAAAGAAATTTTTGATATGCAACTATTTTCACTAAAGGAACAATATGCAAATCTGGAATCAACATATATGTCAAGAGACATGACATACAAATATTAGTAGGGGTTCACAATGACTGATTTTTTAAAAGGTAACACACCAGCCACAATATACAAACGATTATTAAGTGTAGGGGGTGCTGCCGACCACGCAGGACTAACTTCATCTTTAAAAGCTATCTTTACAGACGATGGAGCAGGGAGTAGTAATGCTTCTTCAATTAAGTTGTCTACAACAGCTTTAAGAATGGAATCATCAAATCAGTTAAGGTTTCGTGACGATGCAATATATATATATAGTTCTGGTGACACCATATTAAATCTTGTTGCAGATGGTGAAATTGATTTAGCGACAGCAACAATCGATATTAATGCTACTACTACTTGTACTATAGATAATACGAATACCAGTAATGGTGTTGCGATTAATACAGCAACAAGTGGAAGTCCTGTCTCAATTGGTCACTCTACATCAGAGACAACCGTAAATGATAATTTAACGGTAACTGGTACAACGGCACATACTGGTGTAGTAACGATGGCGAGTGGTGTCAAATTACAGTTTGTTGATGGAAATGAATATTTATCTGGTGATAGTACAAATTTAACTCTTGGTTCTTCTGCCGATATTAATTTAACTGCAACATCTGATGTTAATGTTCCTGCTAATGTAGGTCTTACTTTTGGTGACGATGGTGAAAAGATTGAAGGTGATGGAACAAATTTAGCAGTTGTAAGTAGTGGTGCATTAAACCTTACTGGTGCGTCAAATTCAACTTGGAAAACAACATCTGGTGGTATAAACATAGATTCTGAAGCATCTACGGTAGAGGTAGATGGTAATAGTGGTGTTACAATACAAGGTAATGCAGCAACAATATTAATTGAATCGTCTGGTGCAGTAGACATTAATTCTGGTTCATTCACATTAGATGGAACAGACTTATCTATAGATGGTACGGATGATTCAAATGTGACCGTTACTGGTTCAGGAAAAGATTTAACATTATCTGTAGCTGGTGGTGGTACACAGCAATTAATTATGTCTTCTGCTGGGACAGCTTCAAATGCAGTTGTTATTGAATCAACAGCTGGTGGAATAGACATATTAGCTTCTGGAGCTGCTGGTGATGAAGATATTGATATTGTAGCAACTGGTTCATCTGTAAATATTTCATCATCTGAAGATGTTGCGAATGCGATTGTATTGAATGCGAGTGCTGGTGGTATTGATATTACTGCTGGAAGTGCTGAAGATATAGATATAACTGGTAGTGGCGGTGTAAATATTACATCTACAGAAAATGCAGCTGGTTCTATTACCCTTCATGCTAATGGTGGTACAAGTGAAACAATAAAAATTCACGCTGACCAAAGTACATCTGCTAATTCAATTAGAATATTATCTGATTTGGGTGGTATAAGCCTTCAGTGTGGTAAGACTGGTGGAATTACAAACATGGCTTCTGATAGTTCTTCGGATGTTTCGGCTGCTTCTGTAAGGTTAGCGACAGAAACTGCTGATGTTGACATTGTTATTGGTCATACAACTTCAGATGTTTTAATTCAAGATAATTTAAAAGTTGGTGGAGACCTTCATGTTGTTGGTTCACAGGCTTATGGTGCATTAACTATCTCACACGCTTCTGATACAGTTCTAACTATGGATAATCAAGAACAGAGTGATGCGGATGGTGCAAGACATAATACAATAAAATTTACTGGTGAAAAAGGGAGTGGTGTTAGTGTCGATGATATGGCACAAATTGTTGTTGCACACGATGGTTCTTCTGCTGATGAAAAAGGATATATTGATTTTAGAACAAATGAGGGTTCTCAGGGTACTTCACCATCTTCTGCCTTAAAACTTTCTGCTGACAATACAGCAACATTTTCTGGTGCATTAACAGTTGGTTCTAATACGATTACTTGTGGTAGGGTAGATGCAGACAATGTAAGACTTGATGTTAATACAATTTATACAACGAGTTCTAATACTGACCTTGGAATATCTCCAAATGGTACTGGTGGAATAATGGCATTAAATACAAATGCCCCTGGTGATTATTCAATTGGTCTTGGTAATGGGGCAAATGCAAGTGGAAGTTATGCTTTTGCGGCTGGTAGAAGTGCTGTTGCAAGTGGAGATGATAGTGTATCTATTGGTGATTCAAACACGGCTTCGGCTGCAAATGCAATGGCAATTGGGGATGGTTGTACTGCAAGTGCTGCTAATGCAATAGCGATTGGTAAAGCAAATACCGCATCAAATAGTAACTCTGTAGCTTTAGGAATAAATAATTTATCGGATAGGAAAGCTGAAATTTCATTTGCGTCAGGTAGAAATGCTTCTGCTGGAGATACAAGGGCTTCATTTTTTCACGACTTTGACCGTCATGCAATTTCAAGTTCTTGGCAAAATATTGATAGTAAACAAGGTGGAATTACACTTCCATCAGATGGCGTTGCTTGTGGTACAACTTGGATTGTTGGTAGTTCTACTGGAGCGGCATTAACTATAGGTTTTAAAATTGATTGGTTAGCAGAAAACGATGGAGGGACATACGCTATAATTCAACAAAACAAAACAGCCTTAGATAGTGAAGATACTTCTATAGATGCCCAGATGGCGATTAGTAGTGATAAAATTGTCGCTCAAGTTACTGATGCGGCTATAACAACAACTATGGCATGGTCGGTTAGCACTCATTTAGTTCAACATAACTTTTAAGATAGGAGAGTAAATGGCTAAAAGGGCATTACCTCTCCTTACGGGTGGGCTAAACGATGTAGCCAGACCTGATATGATTGACAGTTCTCAACTTCAAGAATGTTTAAATTATGAGATTACTGGTGATGGGATATTAAAACGAAGAACAGACCAAGGTGAATTTGATGTAGATTTAAACACAAGATTAAGTGAATTATTTAGCGAAGTTTTATCTATATCTGAACCATATTATTTTGTAACAGATATTGACCTTGTTAATTCAAATGATTATACACTAAATACCGATTATATAATACTTTTATTTGGCATTACATCAGAAAATGCATACGAAATGCATACACTTTATAAGGTAAAATTGTCTGATGGTAGTGATTATTGGACAAATATAGCGCAGTTTAATTCTGATGAAGAAGTTACATTAAATACTTTATTATTAAATTCAGAAATAGTATATACATCTGAATCAGATGTTAAATTTACTATTGCAGATGATAGAATTATAATTACGGATAATGTTAATAATGCACATTTTGTAACCATCGATATAGATGGTTTTTTTCAAGCATCTAAGTTAGGCATACCAGCCCCTAAAAATAAACCACGAATTTCAAATTTGACTGTATGGGATGCTTCTTTGTTTGAAGAAGTTTCTACAAATACAAGGTTATCTCAAGTTGGTTTATTTCAATGTGTTTATACTGCTGTTACCGAAACAGGAGATGAAAGTAATCCTTCTCCATTGTCGGACACATTAGATATGCAGTTTTTTAAATTAGATGCAAATGGAGCTGAGGAAAGGTGGATTGATAATGTTGAGATTACAGATTTATCTATACCAGATATTTCAGAAAATGATTTAAAAAGTTTAAAATATTTTAAAGTTTATATGCGTGTAATAAGATATTCCGCTGGTAAAGAGCTTCAAACATTAGACCTTACAGAACGATTTGAAATAATTGATAAAAAAAATAAAAGTGGGACAACTGGTAATAAATATAAATTAACAGTTGAAGTTTCACCTGGTGATACTGCAAGTTATGAAAATGATATTGCACCTGTTTCTAAAACGGCTGCATCTCTCGGTGGTGTTACTATGGTTGGTAATGTTCAAACAAAAATATCTTTTCCATTTGATTTTAAATATTTCCATAAAATAACAATAGACAATAAAGATAATAATAATTATGTAGATGGGATTGTTAAAATAAGATTGTACGATAAAGATTCTGTTGATTCTAATGCAATAGAAAATTTTACTGTAGGTGATTTTTTTACAGATACGGGAAGTACAAAAAATACAAATCATATTCGTTTTTATGATACAGATTTAACCACTCCATTAATGGTTTGTTTTGGTAAAACTATTCAAGGCTCGTTAGATGTTAATAATTATGTAGATTTATTTATAAAAATTCCTTTGTTAGTGGCTTCTACTCCTCATATAATTTATCTTTGTTGGACTAATCAAGATGAAATGGATAATTATGATGGTGTTTTAGACTCCTATAATGATTTAGTTCATGCTGACGATAGTTGGGAAGGTAATGTTGGTATTCATTACGGAAGATTTCATCAAACTGGAAGTGACCTTTTTTCAAGGCAACAAGTTTGGAATAATAGTCGTGTTATGGATTCTTCTTGTAAGGTTGTTAGCCCTCAAGAATTTGCAATTTCAGGTCAGGGTGCATTGAATAAAGCGAATAGTAATATATATGGAGACCTTTCTAATGTTGGTTCTTCAAGCTCTCTTGGCTCATCTTTGCCACAATTTGAAAATTTTCCAAATTTAAAAATAGGAAATCAAAGTTATAAGACATCACAATATACTGGTGAGATAAAATACACTTTTAACTACACAGATTCTCAAAGTCAAACCGCTCCAAAAATAAACTTTAGAAAAGGATATTTTTCATTTACATTAAGTTTTATACCAAGTGAGGTGTACGATAATCAAAGAGTTGCTGTGTTTAGTAGGTTGGAAGATAGTATTAATTTTTTTGGGATTGGATTAAGTAACCAGCGTACTGATTCACAACTTGATTGGGTGTTTCATGTTAATACTTCTACTATTGATTTTAATACTGATTTAAGTTCAATAATACTTTCTTCCAGTGGAAATCATAATTCTAATATACCTACTTATGAAATAGATGATGAATTACGTTATTCATATAATGTTTTTTTATCATGGGAAATTGGTTCTGGAAATAATGATGAAGTTAAAGTGAGATTTTTTTTATATGATGTTTCTAAAGATTTTTCAAAAGACACTACTAATGCTGGAATAACTTTTATGGAAACAGATGATATGTTTTCTGAATTCAATACGAATCCAATGAGTGGTGTTTTTGATGAGTGCAGTGTGTTTGAAGCTATTAGTCAACCTACACATTCAGATGTTTATATAGATAATATATTGTTAGTTAACGATGAATTTGTCGATGATGAAAATAGAGTATATCAATTATGGAACTTTCAACCAATGTATGAAAATATTATAGGGTATAAATGGACAGATAATTCTGTAAATAATAATATTGATTTTGATGAAACAGAAGAATCTAAATATAAATCAAATAGGAATATGGTCAAATGGACAGATGTGAATGGCAAGTCATTTCCTGATTTATTTTTTAAAAAAGTAAGAGAACCAGTTGTGAAAATAATGCCAGCACCATCATTCTTGCAATTTGAGTATCAGAATACATTTATTATTTTTACTCGTAATAGCATAAATAGATTTGTACTGCAAGGTTCTGCAAGTGGTTGGAGTGGTTCATCTAATTCGTTGATTGAAGAAAAACAACAATATGGTCTTTTATCTGAAAAATCATTAATAAGGGCTGGGGATGCACTATTTTGGTTAAGTGAAGTTGGTGTTGTTAAATGGGATGGAAATCAAGGGTTACAGCTTATAACCAAGAATATACTCAATGTTCCAATAAAGTCCTCGTTATTCGGCTATTATGTGCCTTTAAACAACCAATATGTACTGCATGATACATCTGATAGTATTAGTTATGTATATCACATTGATAGAAATGCATGGACTAAGTTTAGTGGATTAGATGTAAAACAATCTATTACTCTTACTGGTGGCAGTCAATTGGAAAATATTAATTTATATTTGAAAGAAAATTCACCTTCGATAGATTCTTACCCAACAGACACATATACAACAAGTAATTCAAATATCAAAACAAAAAATATGTTTTTTGAAAAAGGAACATTGAAACGAATGAAATCTGATTATACTGGTTCTGATAAAGAACTTCAATCTATAGTAGAAAATATGAATGGAACAGAAAAAATACATTCTGTTAATTCTGATTCAGATGATTGGAGAGGTGTACCATTAGGAAAAAATAGAGGGAAATCAGTTTCATTTAAAATTAATAACGCAGATACTATTTCATCAATTATGTATGATTTAGATATAGAATCAGAGGTTAAAGTATAATGGCTTGGCAATTATTAGCGGCAGCATTACCAGCCGCAGCAAAAGTAGCAGGAACTGCACTATCAAAACCGAGGGAAGAAGATTATAAACCCCAAACAGATTATATGAAAAAATATTTATCCTATCTTCGTGGTAGAACTGCGGATAGGGAAGTGGCACACTTGGCAATGCAGCCAGCGTTAAGGGTCGCAGGAAAACAAGGACGACAAATGCAACGACAGGTTGGCTATGACGTTGCAAGAGCTGGTCTTGAGGGCAGTGGGATAGAATCTCAAATGAGATTATCCGCTGGTCAACAGACACAAGATGCACTTGCTACAGCGACTGATAAGGCGGTGGCTGCCCAAGCTGCTGAGACAGCAAGAGTTGGAGAAAAGGCTGCTGGTATAACTGCACAAATACAAACAGAGGAAGCGAGAGCAGACCAAGCATTTAAAACAGCCGAATCTCAGTGGAAGCGTCAGTTAGCTTCAGATGTTATTGGTGGGGTAGCTTCAGTTGCATCGGCTGGTATTAGTCAATATGGTCAAAATATTGCTGGTTTTAGACAGGCATTAACAGAAGGGAGTGTGCCAGCAGGAACAACTTATAGCCAATTTAAAGAAATGGCAAAAAGTGGGGTTATGCAGGGCGCACCAGAGCTTGGCGTTCAGAAAGCTGAGTTAGGTAAGATGTCACCTGCTGAATATGCTCAATATATTGGAGCATCAAAAGAAAGAATATCTGGACTGAGAGTAGCTGAAAATATATATGGTGGGTCAGAAAAAATAAAGGAATTGCGAGCAAAAGGCTTTAGCGATGATTATATTATATCCGAAGCTCAAAGATTGCAAGGAGCGTATGTATCGCAGGTTGGACAGGGGGCAGACCCAAGATTAGTCAGCGAAGCATTAGGTCTTTCTGGTATGGGAAATTATTCTGCACCTGCGGCAGTAACAACAGACCCAGCAACAACAACTACAGTAACAACAGACCCAGTAACAACAGACCCAGTAACAACAGACCCAGTACCAACAAAAGAGCAAAAACAAAAACTTGTAGATGAAGCAGGTGATAAAGCGTATAAAGAAACTTATGCTCGACTAAAAGCAGAAAAAGATTCTACGAGAACTGAACCTGTCGATGTAGAAGAAAAATACGGAAAAGAACTTGATAAAGTTTATGATGATACATATCGAGCGACAAAAGGTAAATTGGCTGGAGATTTTGCAACAGAACCAGTAGAAACAGAAGTAAAATTACCAAAAGATTTTAAAGAAGGTGATTACAATACATATCCAATCAAAGAAATAGAGGGTGTAAAATATCATTATAATCCCAAAACTGGTGACCCAGTCAAAACAGTAAAAGGTGAAATAAAGATACAAAAAATTCCTTCAGAGATGACAGATTGGGAAAAGCATTTAAAAGCAAGTGGTGGTAAAAGTAAGTATTTTAAAAATGAAGAAGAATTTTTAGCAGCGCAAGAAAAACATAAAGAAAAACATAAAGATAAACAATTAACAGAACCAGTAGAAAAGACGAAAATAAAAGAAGAAGATAGTTATAAAGTACAAGGCTTTGAAGACCAACCTGATTATGGAGTAACAGTTGAAGCGTTAGCTCCAGCAAAAAAAGGTAAGAGATATAAAATAGAACGAAAAGGTAAAGAGCATTCTGTTATTGTAACAAACGTAGATAAAGAAAATAAAAAAGTTACTCTTCGTGACATGGTTCTTAATAAAGAGTATAAAACAAGTTTTGATAAGTTTGATGAGTATCGTGGTGCTACTAATATGGCAAGTAAAAAAATAGACCCAGTATTTTCAGCGGTAGGAAAATTTGAAGGTTATGGTGTACCAGATAGTAGGTCTGAAAGGCATAATAATATAGGTGCTGTAGTTTGGACTGAAAACTTACAAAAAAAACATCCTAAAATGGAAAAAGGTGATTCTTTTGTAGATAGAGATGGAGTGACAAGATATACTGCAAAATTTCCAGATAAAGAAACTGGTGAGAGAATAAATAGACAAATTATGCAAGATATATTTGAGGAAGTTGGTGGTGATACTGCAAAATTTTATGCACGATGGTCTGGTTTACCTGAAAATAGCAAAACAGTCCAAAACTTTGTTAAAGAAGTAGGGGGCTAATTATGGCTAACGGACAACAAGAACAGCAATCTGTAGTTACTAATCAACAACAAGGGGTAACTCAACAGCAACAAGGGGCAACTCAACAACCTGCGGTAGTGCAGCAACAGCCAAATATTTATCAAACTTTTATGAATATGAATCCTGCTCAATTAAGGAATTTTCAAGCAAACTACCATTTAGTAAAGCAAAAAGATGAGGTGTTACGAAATGTAGGTGATTCAAGGTTAGAAGAATACGAATCAGAAATTGAAGCTGGTAAGATGACATGGTCTCAAGCTGTTGATTTATCAAAGAAAGATTTGTCTAATTACTCCAGGTCTTTGGATAATTTATATTATAAGAAAGATGATAAAGGAAAGTCATTAGTTACATCTACTCAATTAGAACAATGGTATGAAGCAAATAAAAATAAAGTAGGATTTGGTGAAGCCGAGCAAAGAAGATTTGACAGTAGGTATAATGCTGTTGTTGGTAGAGAAAACGCAAGAAATGTAGCTCTTGGTAAAATTTCAGCAACAGAAGCAGAAAATGTACAGGCTATAAGGAATTATGAAAATGATATGCAATACTTACAAAACTCAATTAAAAATGCTACAAGACTTTTTTATCAAACAAACAAATTTGGTGAATTTTTAACTTTTACAGACCCACAGACAAAAACAACAAGTAAAATAATAGCGGAAGAAGACGAGATAGAGACAACTACAGATGCAGCTGGGAAAAAAACAAAAAAAGTAATAGGTAAGAAAAAAAAGATAAGTGTAGAAGATGAAAAATATTTAAGCAATGCTATAGCAGCTATAGAACAAGAGATGTATTACGATATGGGATATACAATTAAAGATGGTAAAAAAATAAAGTCTCCAGAAACAAGAGGGTCTGGAAATCAAGAGGTTGTCTATCGTAATATTAATGTTATAGCGAATTTAGTGCCAAAGGATTTTTTAATAAAAAGAAGAGGTTTTTATATAGGTGAAAATGACAAATTTGTTCCTAATAGGGCGCAGCAGATACAGAGCGAGGATGACCTTAGATGGATGTTTCGTAACGAACTTGAAAGAAGATATTTAAAAGCACAAAATCATTTAACAGGGTTAAAGAACCCAGACCCAAGGGGATTAATGTCTGCTAATCAAGAACAGCCTCAACAAGCCGAGACACAACAAGAACCAGAAATACCAACAGTCAGTTCAGCGGCAGATTATAACAATTTACCTAAAGGGGCGACCTATATAGACCCAAATGGTAAACAAAGGACTAAGCAATAATGGGATGGGAAGACGACCCTTTAGTTACCAGCGAAGAACCTTTATCAACTAATCCTTGGGAAGCAGACCCATTAATCGGTGAAGAAGGGACAAACCCTTGGGAAGCAGACCCACTTGTAGAAGAAAAAGCTATACAGTCTAATATAATTTATGAAGATGATGCCCTTAATGTTTTAAATAAAAGAATTGAGGATAATGTCAATAATTATTTTAAGACAAGTGCTATCACAGAAGAAGATGCGATTAAAAGATTTACTGCTCCACCATCGCTTGCTATAAGACCTGAAATAAGAGAACAAATGATGCTACAGGAGCAGCCAACGGTTGAACCTGAACAACAAGGCATTCGTTCTTTGAATGACCAGCTTACGATGGCAGAAGTCCAGATGTTTAATAATATTAGCGCAGCAACAAAAAATAAAAATTTAGAAAACAAATTTAAAGAAGAGTGGGAAGAAAGTCCTATAAAAACAGTAATGAAAAGCACTGCTTACGAAACTTCAAAATTAATAACTGATTTAATTCCTTTTACTGGTGACATCATGGAAAAACCAGCTCTGACCGAGCTAATGGAAAAAAGGACACAGGAAATTCCATTTAGCGAAGATACCCCAATGGGAAAAACATCAAGATTGTTCAGCGGAGTAGGGGAAACTTCTGGTGATTTACTTCAACTTATTGGCATTATGGAACTTGGATGGGGCAAATATTTAGCAGAATCTACACCAGCGGTTGTGAGTGCTTTATCATTTGGAACGAAAGGTGGACTTGAAAGACTTGGTGACCCAGAAGTATATGAAGAAATGACACCAACAAGATGGGTTGTTGGAACTGGACTTGATACTGTTTTAGGTGCTGCATTTCCCTGGATGGGAAGGGTTGGTGGTGAAGTTATAAGGACTCCAGATACTTTAGCGGCATTTAGTAAATATTTACTTCAGACTGGTGTTATGACAGGCGCAATGACAGCGACAGAACTAACTGAAAATTGGGTAAGGGTTTTGCAAGATAATCCTGAAATGACTGCATTAGAAGGATTAACTGCTGTAGGTGATGAACTAAATTGGGCGCAGTTAGGTCAATCATTCTTAATGATGGGTGTGATGCACGCAGCAGGAACATATACTCGTTTTATGCCAGCCAAAAAAAGAACAAAAGAAACTGCTATTGTTGTTTATGACCCTAAAGGAAAAAATAAAACAGCATTTAATAAAGAATGGTTTGATAGTTTAAGTGGAAAAGAAAAAGCTGTAATATATGATAAACAAATAAAATGGGCAAGAGATGCTGCTAAAAATATGATGGATATTGACCCAAAAACAGGTGAAGCAAAGCCTATCAAATCACCAAACACACTTGAAGGCGCACAAAATATTATTAGAAGGCAAATGGAATGGGCGCAAATAATGATGCATGGTAAAGAAATACCAGTTGAACTTGAAACTGCAATGAAAGCAAGAGGTGTTGATGTTAAAAAAGAAACTGTTGTTAAGCCAGAAAAACCCGTAGAACCTAAGCCAGTCGAGGTTAAGCCAGAAAAACCCGTAGAACCCGTAGAACCCGTAAAACCTACAGAAATAGCAGAAAAGCCAAAAACCGAGCCTGTAGAAGCACCCAAAAAGCCCGTAACTCAAGTTGAGCCTACCCCAGTATCGCCTGAAATAACGCCTGAAGCACCAGTAGAAAAGCCAACAACCAAAGCAGTCCAAACAGAACAGGCAACAGCATTAAACAAGCAATATTCTGATTTATTAGATGCACAGTCTTCAGCTCAGGTCAATTTAATGCGTGAAGATTTAGCTGGTATGCAAAAACAACAGTTAGAACAGAGCTTTGAACAAACAACTAAAAGACTTGAAGACCTGGAGTTAGAAGCAAAGACCAAAGGTATTACTTTAGAAAAGAAAATTCCTGAGACAGAAGCAATTAAAGAAGTGGTTAACCTATTACAAGAGGTAGACCCAGAAGTTAAATATGAGACACAGCTTGATGAGTTAAGAACTCTTCAGGACAATATAGATGACCCACTAAGTCCAGAAACACCAGAGAATGCATTGGCGCAGATTGAAGCAGCAGGACAGGAGTTTGTTGGTGTTGAACCTGCTGATATTCAGATAGTAGGACAGAATTACAGAGAAATGCGTGATGGTGCTTTAGTTGATGTTGTTAAACTTCATAAGGGTGCAGACATGGGTACTGTCGTTGAAGAGCGTGCTGAAGTGTGGTATAGGCAACAAGAAGAACTAAATCCAGATTTTGATAAAATTATAACCGAAGAAAGAAGGAAATACCATGAAAGAACGGGAGAAATTGACGACCCATCAAGGAGCAATGGAGAATGGTTCAGTGATAGGGCGAAAGAAAATGCGATTGGTGCGAAACCAAAAGGGAAGGTCGGTGATGCTCTCACACGATTATTCAGAAAATTCAGAGAATATGCCGATGCTCTCAGGAAAAGTGCCAATAGGTTTGCTAAGTACGTTAAAGAAGGTAAGGTCTCAAAAGAATTAAAAGATTTTTTAGACAGGTCTGTAACAGAAAAAATAAAAACTGCTCCTGAAATAAAGAAAATAAAAGAGCAAACTGCTGTAAAAACTGGTGTTCCATCTTATGAGCTTGTACTAAAAAAGAAAGCTCGTACACATAAAGAATTAAAGAAATTAATACCAGAGAGCCAAAGGGTTGTAGTAAAGAAAGGAAAAAATGAGCCATATCCTCATGTCAGCGGTTCTAAGTTTAAAGATTTGCCCAACTTGGAGAAAACAGAATCTAATGTTACAGTTTCGCAAGCAGATATAAATAAAGCATACAAGGATGCTTTAAGTTCTGCTGGTGTTAATGAAGGAAGTTTACCTGCGAAAATGAAACCTATGGAAGCAGATTTTTGGAATGATGCGCTATCTTTACCAGACCAGGTTAGATATTGGTATGAAATAAGTGCAGAGGCTTTTGGTGAAAGGTTTGTAGATATGACACCTGCTGAGATTCAAACAGCATTAGCTGTTAGTAGTGCAGCAAGTGTTCAGGCAACACCAGATTTGCAGATAGCTCGCACCATTAGTGTTCTTGCTCAGGTAAAGCAAGAAAAGCCAGTAACAGTAGGGACTCCAGTTCCAAAAACAGTTTCTGATGCGTTGTTTCAAAGTTTACAAGGATTAAAAACTGGGAATTTTGAACAGACATTTTCATATATATTAGGATATGTTCCAGAAGCTCCTTTATCTACAAACGATAGGCAAGTGGCAGCTTATTTTAATATTTCTCCAGAGTTATTAGGTGCTGAAGGGAACTTATACGAAGCATTATCAAAATTTCATATTAATCTTCGTGATGTTATTAATAAAAAACTCCCAGAAGGCGCACAGCCATACGAAAGTTGGCAGCTACAGGCTTTGCCTTGGGTTCAAATGAGAAAAAATAAAGGTGTTAGTTTAGAGTCAAATGATTTACAACAAGCACTTAATAATAATTTAGTCAAATTAGAGAATGCAGGTATTAATGTTCCAAGGAATTCTGCTGGTGAAATGATTATTAATAATGAACTTTTAAATAATCCAAAGGTTATTGATGTATTAAGTCCGACATCAAAGCAATTTGAAAAGGCGAAGATTGCTACTGTGGAAGTTGGAACAACGCTTACACCTGAAGGACAAGCTGCATCAAAATTAAATAATAACTTAAAAAAATTAAGAGAAGGGGCGACTGATTTAAAAAGAATAAATAGAATAGACAAAGCTCTTGATGAATATGATTCTATCAGAAGAAGAAACCTTGGAAAATTAAGTAAACCAAATGCTAATCTTGGTGGGAAAAGTATTGTAGATAATATAATACAAGCAGTTACTGGAAGAGTGTCTAAGGTGAGTAGGGTAGAATATGGTCGTGGCGTTGGGGGAACATACGAAGGAGTATTTAGTCCTAATATTCGCATACCACTTGTTACAAAATTTACTCCAAAAGGTGCTTACGCATTAGATGGTAATCAAACTAATCAAATGCTTGCATTGTTAGGAGATAAATTGGAACAAGCAGCAATGGCTGCAAGTTCTTTTACAAACGCAGAACCAGGTAAATCACCAGACACACATTCAGCATTAATTGAGCATAAAGACATTATAGACAGTAGGGACATAGAAGCAATTGAAAATATGTTAAATAAAGAAAGCGGATTGCAATTTAGTTTAAATGTTAAGAAAGTACCAAATGGAACGGTTGTTGATGTCAATCCACATTTTAATGAAGATTTTACAATGACTGCCCCAGACAAACACATTTTAAACTCTGCTTTGAAAACTGTAGTGGGTGACAAAGTTGACATAAAGTTCTTTGATAATACTTACGTTTCTAATTATATTGAGCAACCAGAATACACCAATTACATAAAGGACTTAAAAAATGAACTCTCAAGAAGGCACATCGAGAAACTCCAAAACCAGATTGGAGGCACTAAGAAAAGAATTTCGCAAGCGGTTAAAGGAAGAAAGGAAGTTGGGAATATCCTCGAAGGATTTTCCAAGTCTGACATTAGCAGAGCAGAGAAAGCTCGGCTTAGATACAGGAACGACAGTAATAGTCTCAGGGAGACCACCAAAGAAATAGACCGTATTGCATCAAGCATAAGAAAAGAAGATGCACAGTGGGAAAAAACCCACTCATCAAAACTACCCACCTATGAGCTAAAGAAGCTCACCCCAGAGCAAAAACGTCTTCGTGAAGAGAGAAAGAGACGAGACGAGATTGCTCAGAAAAAGAAAACAGAAGAAATATACGAAGACCTTAAGAATCTTAATACTGATGCACTTCGTGGTGCTGAAGCAAAAGCAGAAGAAATAAGACAGCGCACAGGTAAAAAACCACCAATATACGCAGGTTCTGTTAATCTTGACAAGCTCGTATTGGATGATGTATTAAAATCATTTATGGTATCTCTTGGTAAACTTGAACCAAAGAAAACAGTGACTTGGGATGAGACTGGAAGAATAAGAGATGAAATCATGTCTGACATGGACAGAATGATTAAGGTAGTAAAAAAAGGAATCAAGCAGAAAGGTTTAATATTGCCTGAAGAAATAGATGTTCTTCGTCACATATCTGCTAATGGAGTGAGAAGGTTAAAAGAAATGGCTCAAAAAGGTGATGATGCAACAGTGATAAGGTCTATAGAGCAGTATTACGAAGATATATTTAGGTTGCAAAGTGATGTAGCATCAAATCTTGGAAGGGCAATGAATATTCTTAAAAGAGATGTAGGAGAGACAAGTATTGCCAGAGCATTGGCAAGATTAGAAAGAGGTATGAATGAACGAGAGCTTAAAGAATTTTCAGAAATAAATATGGAAAACCCATTGGAAGTGGCAAGGTTTATTAGAAGACTTGGTGACCCACTGCTTATGGATTATGTATATGAATATTGGTATAATGCTATTCTATCTGGTATTCCCACGCACATGGTTAATATTGGCAGTAACACATTGTGGGGTTCAGTTCAAGTTCCATTCAGGGCTTTGTCTGGTGGAATAGATGCATTCATAACAAAATTCGGCTTACAAAAGGAACGGCAGCGGTTCGTAGGTGAAATTGTGCCAATGATGGCTGGCATGGGAAAAGGTTGGAAGGCAGGTGCAAAAAGAGCAGGAAAGGTTATAACCACAGGACAAACACCACTTGACTTGGAAACTAAATGGGATTTAGATATGGGCGGTTCTGTTGGGGCATTCGAGCGTTCTCCGTATAAATTTTTAAGAACCATTGCGCCAGCTATGAGTATAACGGGTCGTGCTTTGAGGGCTATGGATGTCTGGGGAAACAGCATAGCGTTTGATGCTCAGATAAATGCTCTTGCTCTCCGCATTGCCAAGCAGGAAGGTCTGAAAGGTCAGGAAGCCAAAGACAGAGAGATTGAATTAAGAAAGAATCCATCTCAGAAAATGATTGATGATGCAGTAGAATATGCACAATACTCTACGTTTATGGATAATCCAGATGCGTTTACTTCTTGGATAGCCAGTGGAAGGTCAAGATTTGGGTTGCGTTTTGTTATTCCATTTGTAAACACATTATCAAATATATTTAAACGGGGCTGGGAGTTTACGCCAGTATTAGGTCTTATCAGGAATAAAGAATTTTACAAAGGAACAAATCAAGGATATAAAAACTCAGCCAGTGACCTTATAGCTAAACAATTGCTTGCAACAGTTATCGCAGCAATTCTTTGGTCAAAATATGATGAAGATAGATTTACTGGAGCAGTACCAAAAAATAAGAAGGATAGAGAACAGTTTTACGACCAGGATAAACTGCCTTGGGCAATACGGTTTGGTGATACTTGGTATCAGTACAGAAGAATAGAACCGTTTAACATGGTTCTTGGTATGACAACCATTGTAGCAGAAAAGATGAAAGAATTTAAAGAAGATGAAATTGAGGAAGCATCTGAACTATTTTTTGCTCTGGCTGATGGCATATACGAAAACTTACTTGATTCAAGTATGTTAAAAGGATTATCGGATTTGTTTAATAGGCATGGTAAGCGAAGAAATATTTTTAAAAAGTTTGGTGCTACCTTTGTACCTTATTCTTCGTTTTGGCGTTCAATAAATAGAAGCATTGAAGTATATATGGAAGGTGATGCCAAGGTAAGAGAAATTAAAACACTTGGTGATGCATTTTCACAGAATATACCTTTCGGTACACTAAGGTTAAAACCAAAAATGAATGTGTGGGGTAAAGAGATAACTTTGGAAGGTGGCGTATTAAGACAATGGCTTCCTGTTAAATGGCGAACAGAAAAACCAGACCCTGTAGAAACAGAGCTGGAAAGAATTGGTTTATACCCTTCACTTCCCGAAGACAGTGTAACAATTGATGGCGATAAATATGATATACCTGAAGGATTATATGATGATTACAGGATTACATTGGGCAATGCTATATATGTTAATTTACTTGAAGTATTAGACCCAGATTTGCCAATGGAAGAAGCTGCTATGTTGTATAAGCCTATTATCGATTCACAAAAAAGAATGGCTTTAATTGAGTTAAAATATGAAATGGGGCTTTGGTTAGACCAGAATCCAAAATTTAGAAAACCAGCTTATCAGGAAACAATAAATTTGTAAGGCTCGTTCTTACTTCTTCGGGAAGGGGGGGTGGTCTATTGATTACCCCACCTTTAAAATAGGGGGTATACTTTGATAGTAAAAGATGCGGATGGAAATGTAATAGGATGTCCACACTGCGGTGCAAGGTCAATCCATAAAAGTGGATTTCTTTACAGGGCTAATTCTAAAAAACAACAATGGATTTGTAAAGCCTGTGGAAGAAAAACAGTTAGACCTACAATAATAGAAGAATCACAATTTGAAGCAGATGTAAGAGAGCCAGACCATATCCCTATTAATGAATTAATTAATATGAGGAAAAAGAAATATGCTCAAAAAACAAAAGCCAAATTAAGTAAAAAATTAATAAACATAAGAATAAAAACAGAAGGTGCTATTGGAATTTGTCATTTCGGAGACCCCCATGTTGATGATGATGGTACGAACATAGCAGAGATATATAAATTATGTAGTTTAATTAATAGTACCGATGGATTGTTTGCAGGAAATCTTGGAGATGTACAGAATAACTGGATAGGTAGATTGTCATATTTGTATGGTCAACAGTCTACTTCTGCAAAAGAATCATGGAGACTAACAGAGCATTTTGTGAATCAAGTACAATGGCTTTATTTGGTAGCAGGAAACCACGATGTCTGGTCAGGTGATGGTGACCCTTTAGATTTTATAATGAGAGACCATAAAGGAGTTTATGAGCAGTGGGGAGCAAGGCTTAATCTTGTATTTCCTAATGGAAAAGAGATAAGAATAAATGCTCGTCATTATTTCAAAGGTTTTAGTATGTGGAATACAGCTCATGGTGTAGCTAAGGCTGCTCAAATGGGATGGAAAGACCACATCCTTACTTGCGGTCATACTCATGTTTCTGGATACCAGGTCTTAAAAGACCCTGCATCTGGATTAATCAGTCATGCATTGCAGGTAGCATCATTCAAGATATGGGATTCTTATGCAGATAGGATGGGTCTTGATGATAGGAATATATTTAACGCTCCAGTAACAATCATTGACCCTCAATACGATGATGATGATAATAGATTGATAACAACAATATTTAACCCGTATGAAGGTGCAGAATATTTAAAGTATAAAAGAAATAAAAAAGGGGCAGCCTGATGGTCGCCCCTTTTTTTGTTTTGATTATTGTGTTATTGGCTTATAGCAGCACGTTTTCATAATAAAGTTAGATTCATTAAAGCGACCACACTTTTTGCATTCCCATTTGTACCAAACAGAACCAAGCAATCCAGACATATTAGATTCAAAAGAATCTTTATTGGTCTGAATCATTTTACCGCCACATTCTTTACGTTTTTTCTTTTTATATTTAGACTCCGTAGAGTTTTTTTGTTTCATTTTGTTCTCCATGTTGTTTGTTTTATTTATTATAACTACTACAAGATTTATCTCTTCCAGTAGTCTCATATTCATGCCCATGCTCACACTTGTAGGATGTGTAAGTGACGTTGCCACTATGACTACCACCACTCCAAATCGTTTGCATATGTGAATATCCTTTTTCTGTTTTAACAACGGCAAGTTTACCATTGCATTTTTGTTTTTTCATTGTAATCTCCATGATTGCTGTTTACACAGTTTACGGATAATAAATGAGAAAGTCAAGTAAAATCTCTCCTCGGAGATTCTACAAATTGTGTAATATGTGGAGTTAGGGTTTAGCCTTCAAGAATCTCAAGACCTTCCTTTCTGAATGAATGGTCTTTAAACTTGCAAATAGTAAAGTGTTCACAAATCCTGTCATATACTCTTGAGCCGTAGGTTTGTATAATTTTATCTGAGTTAAGATTGGTCGTAATAATTGTTCTACTCATGGGATTTCTTTTTATATATAAATATCTTTTTTCAACAAGACCACCAAAATAATCATGCGCTGCTACGGTGCTTGGTTTTTCATCTCCTAAATCATCAATCATTAAACATCGTGAATTAAATTTATTATCGTTCTTTCGGTCTGCATCCATCTTATCTATGTAGTCTGAGCCTATGATTCTAATATGGTCTTGATAGTGCTGCATTGCCGATACCAGTTCCCAGTCTTCTTTACATTTAATAACCACTGCTGTACCAAGATGGGTTTTTCCTGAACCTGTCACTCCAGTAAATAGATAATGAAACGGCTGTGATTCTTTCAGGTCTTTATTAATTCTATCAACAATCTTTTTATTAATGATTTTAAAATTTTCTCTCTCTACTATCGGATTATCAACAGGATTAAACTCTGTCATTTTATTACCTCTCTTCTTTCTTTTGTAATATCTGTTCTTTTATTTTTACAAAATCATCTTTCAGTTTTTTGTATGATTTAGCATTACCAATTTTTTCATGCATTTCTGATGATTTTTCAGCGATAGCTAAAGCAATAATATTCCATTCAATTTCAGATTTATTCATCTTAACCCAAACTGAATCCTCTTTAAAGTTTTTAGTTTCGTTCATGTTTATTTTTTCAACTGTTTTTTTAATTCATTTCTAATGAACCATCTCATAAGGTAATGATATAATAAATGTAGTAATGCAAGATACACTACTATGAATACATCAAATCCATTCTCTGATAATGATTGTAACCAATGTTTCATATTAATCTCCTTTTGTTATGTTATCTATCCAATCTAATATTGCATAAAAAATCAATGAAAATATAAATATTCCTATACCAGAGCATAAAAGTGCTAAACTGAATATAAAGAAATTTAGTATCCACTCTGATATATCAATCATTATCATTGTTTTTCTCCTTTATCTCTATTAAAGTTAATGGATTTTCGGTATATATCTTTTTCATTTTTACTTTCCAAATTTGTGAATCGTCATACCATATAACTTTATTACCTGCATCCATAATAAATTTAAGTAAGTTATCTATATCTGGTTTTTTTATACATCTCTTAGGTGAATTTGGTTTTAATTCTCCTGAATATTTACCTGTTCTGTAATGTTTCTTTACATAAGGCATACCAAAGACAACCTTAATAGATATATCACCAATTAAGGGTTGTTTTGGGGCTTGTGAATGGATTAAAGCAAGGAAGTCTTTTTTATCTTTACTTGAAGGGTCATAAGTAAATCCACGCCTTGTATGGCGGTGTCTCTGTTGTGGTTTTGGTTTACCATGTATTATTATCTTAATTTTTCTCAACACAAACCTTACATATTTCTCTTGCTTTTCCGTATGTTGGAAAGTCTAAATAATGATAAATATTTTGCTTACTTCCATAATAGATAGATTCCCAACACTTTTTACAACCTGGACAGTATTTAATTCTTTTGTCAGCAGTTTTTGCATCGCCAGATTTCTCTTCCCAAGGATTCTTTTTTGACATTTATATAAAATTTTTATCAAAATTATGTTGTTCTACATTATGCAGCATATCTTTCATTCTATTCATACCAATGATGTGTGAATCTGTTGGGAAAAAATATTGCCAGTAACCACCACTTGATTTAATCCAGTAAAAAAAAGCAAGACCTATTTTACCTGATGATTTTTCAAACTGAACAGTTGCTGTTAAATCGCTAAGTGGAATTATTTTGCGAACTGTAAAAGATTCTTTTGTTGTATTAAATTCTCTATCTGGATTACTGAAATGAAAAGCTACCTCGTTAGCTTTATCATACAGCTTTACCGCCAACTCTTTCTTCACAATTAAAACGGTAGGTCGTCATTGTCAGCTTTATCAGAACCGCCTTCATCGTTTGTCGTTTCATCTGTTACCTTTGGCTCATATGTATTCAGCTTGGCGTAATGGGTTACCCCTTTATCGCTTTTTTCTCTACGCCTACAGATAGAAAGGTTGACCCATCCATCGCTGTTCTTGTGAATGATAAGCTCATCTACATGAACTGCCATGTTTAAAATAGTATCTCCATTATCAAACTTGTGTTCTTTGATGGAGCATTTTTGTATGTATGTGGTTTCACTCATTTTATTTCCTTTTTAATTTTTAAAAAAGGGGGTAGGTACATGGAGGAGAATCCTACCCCCGACACACCACTTAACGATGGAGCAAACTGCGAATGAGGTTGTAGTTGTGGATATTCGCAGAACACAATAAGTGATGTTATTCGTTTTCTTGTGGATACGCTAAAGCAGGGTCTTCTTCGTATGAATTATCGAATTCAGGAACGGGTGTTACAGATGACTCTTTGCCAACATCAACACTTGTTACTTCTAACTCGTTCTCCTGCATAGTTAAATGCCTTGGTTCACTTTCATCAACAAAATCATCAATATGAGCAGCTTCATTCATAAGAATACCATGCTCTGTTGTAGACTTTGGTAATTTCTTATCACAGAGTTGTCTAATGACGGTCTTGTAAGCCATTGCATCAAAGTCTGTCTGCCAAGGGCTTGATTTTGCTGAGTAACCACGACTAAATTGTTTTGCATGAGCCAGGATGTCTTCTCTGGTCATAACCTGAAATGCCGTCCCACCATGCTTTAATTCAGCGTAAGCATAGTATATCTTACCCTCACCACGACTTGCTGATAGACTGGGTCTATGGTGAAAGGATAATCCATTACTGCCTTTTGAATAATCAAACTCATCACCTTCACAAACCTTATCATAATCTAATGATTTTATCAGTCCAGTATTCCATGCCAGTTTCATCATTCCTCTGTATTCGATAAGAAATGTACATTCCTTACCGTAGGGAACAAGAGCAGCTTCACTTAATGGGCTGTTTGGTTCAAGTCCAAATCTTGCAGATTCCATCATTGATTTTAAAACTGATGATGGTTGACACTGCATTAACTTAGGCTGTACTGCCAGTGCTGTTAGACAAGCAGAGATATATCTTTTTGTAGACAGGTTGCCCTGTGGTAAAGCGTTTGATATTTGTGTAAAAAACTCTTTGCTCTTGATGGTCTCTTTAAGGCTTGTTTGCTTTGGTGTCAAAGACACTGACCTCTTTTTTGCTTTTTTTATGTCAGTCATTACAACTCCTTTTTTAATACAAATCTTCTACTTCCCGATTTGCTATATATATATTTATTATATATATCAGGATTTTCTTTTTTAAATTTATCTTTATCAAAAAATTCCCTGTCTTTTGTTTTTTTCCATGTAACAAGTTGGTGACCGTTATATTCAATCACTTGTTTGTTTTCAAGAACAGTCATTAATTGAAGTTTAATTTTTTTAATTTCATCGTCACATTCAGATTTACGTTCATTTAAAGACCTGAGTTGAACTGCTAAATTATATATCTTATCATCAGCCTGTATTATTTCATCTTCGGAAACTTTATTATATAATAAATTAGCATCAGCGATGTTTTGACATTCAGGTGGAACTTTACCTTCAACATTTACATTCCAGAACTCAACCAAATTCTCCATTAATCCTGTTATAAATTTATCATCACGATTATATTTTTCCACAACAATTTGTTTATCATAACCCATAGATAGAGAAGCAAAATATATATAAGGCGAACCAGTAATCATCATCTGGTGCTGTAACTGTACAAAATAATGGTCAGGAATTTCACCGTCCCATTTCTTGGCTGTGGTCTTGAACTCTACTGGGACTTTCTCACCAACAACCATACCATCCAGGTTTGTGGTCAAGAAAGAATATTTATCATGTATTCTTATCTTGTTATCTTGCTTTACCTTCATGCCAGTTTCTCTATAAAATAAATCTCTTAATATTGATTCCATTTCTCTACCAAGATACATAGCAAGGTTATCTTCCTTCGGTTGATACCCATGTACAAGCTCTTCCCATAACTGAACTGCTGTCATCCAAGGATGGACTCCAATAACTGCTGCTGACTGAGATGCTCCGATACTTGGATTTTGTTGTCTATCTAACAACCACTCATCATAATTTTGTGGTGCTTTTCTATATGTCATTTTCTCCCCTTTTTATTGATAGCACAAGCCAGACGGTTTTGGCTTAAGTTTGAATGAAATTTCCAATTCATTATGTCTGACTTGTGCCATTTCTTTTAAGAAAAGGGAAAGCACCTACCGATAGGAATTTGAATTTATATCCAAGTGTTACCGAGGTTTCGAGTTTCTGACATATAGTCGTCCATTCCCTAACAATCGTCATTGTTACTTCCCCTTTTCATTTTTTAATTTTATTAAAGCAGTTGCCAGATAAACACAGGCATCTAATAATTCTTCAAGTGCTTCAACTTCCCAATCCCTACCATCATGTGGATTAATTTCATCTGCGTATTCCCGTTTTCCTTTTTCAATTCTTTCTTTTATTAAACCTATTACTTGACTATTCATTTTTTAAATGGAGATTCTAAAAATTTCTTAAATCCTTTCACGACATTCTTCCAAAACAAATCTTCCTTACCACGAAAATTTCCATCAATGTTTTTCTTTTTCTTAGGCATTTAAAACTCCATCATTAAGTTATTGAGAAGTTACTACAGTTTACGGTAATGTGCAAGTTAATCTGGAATAACAAGTTCAACTTCGTGAGCATGGGCAACATTACTTGTTGATTGATTATTTAATAATCTAAACTTATTTATCATAGTATTAAATAAAGATATAAAATTATGCATATCTTGGGGCTTTCCATTGACAAGTTCTGTGTAGTCAATAGTAGCCATCGCTTGGGTCATCCTCATCATTTCAACCATCATTGCAGTAGATATATAATTTAATCCCTGTTGCAGCGTTGTGGCTCGTTGAGACATAATCTCTTCACGCTTTGCCCACCAACCTTTGAGTGTTGAACTGGGAATACCAATCATTTGTTCCACTCTTTTGTAGAGCGGTATCAATTCCCCAGTTATCTTGTCCTCATTCTGGAATGCTTCAAGGAACATCAGTGCAAAGTGCTGTTCATCAATCCTGTATTTACCACCTTTCTTGACCAGTAACGGCTCACCATCAAATGCAGGTTCGTTCAGTTCCAACGGTTTCATGTTATTGACAGCAAGACCTAACGCCTTGCCTTGTTCTTTCACAAAGTTAATCTCACCTTCGTTCTTGGCTAAATTAACTTTCTGCTTTATTTTTTTTGATTTGTTCTTATCCATTATCTAATTTACAAACTTTACGAACCAATCGAAAACTCTTCGTAAGTATCATCAAGTTCTTCTTGTTCTATTCCGATGTACCTGAGCGTATGCTTTGGGTTGGAATGATTCAGCATTCTCATTACCAAGGCTAAGTTCTTTGTTTTATTATATATATTATATGCTAAAGTTTTTCTCATGCTGTGAGTACCAAACTT